GTTGATAATCCACTATTCAAATCTCCAGCTAAAAAGGATTTCATTGCTGAACCTGCGTTCGTTTGTTCAAGCAAAGCGAGAGCAGATCCTGTTTCTATTATATTTATTCCGAATTGTCTAGGAGCTCTACGCCTAGAAGCTTTTCTACGTCTTGCGACCATGTATTTCTAGTATTAAGAAACTGCTATATAAGTCATACCCATTTATGAGTATAGTCATTACTTATTTCTGAGTATAAGGTAGCATTTATATATCAGAATTCTAAACTAAACTTATGGATGGCAAAAAGTACACGTTCGGTCAACCTTCATTGATGAAGGCGATTGAACCAGGACAAAAAGCTAGCATCAAATTTTTGGATCAACCAAAAGTTGTAGACACAGAATGGGGAGAAAAGTATTCCGTAACTATCCTTTTACTTTCTCACCCTCAGTATTCCATCTCCTCTCCTAAGGGCATAAAGATGAACTGGCAAACTAATGCGAAGGTAATCAAAGACCTAGTATCTATGTTAGAAGAAAAGAATAAAGAGTTCTTAAAAGATTACTCAGATATGACATGGGAGCTTAGCGTAGCAGAGGATGGTAGTTACTGGTTGAACGCCTAAAGGTCTTGGTCAGTAATCGGATGGACCTGAGTATGTCCTTAAACTACTCTTTTTTAATTTTGTTTATATACTAAAGTACTCGTAACTCTGTGAGAATGACATAAAAGGGGGGGGTAGAGCTTTAGCGCGGGGTTTTACTTTTAAGAAAAGATAAGGATAGGGAACTGGAAAGGTAGCTAAGGGGCTCAAAAAAATTATGAATGGCCTTCTGAGCCCTGCAATGTTACCAAAATAGACTGTTATAACACTATCTAGTGTCTAGTCCAAGGCTCTTTCGGGGCTGTTTTACCCCTACTTCGGGGCTTTTTGAGGCGTTTAGTAACCCCTGGACACCATTTCGCTTCATTAACATATCTGCAACAAAACCCATTATTGGATTTTCCCTGGTTATCGCTTTGATCGTGGTTTGTCCTGTAGCATCATCAATTTTTTTGCTAGCAGCACCGATTGAGCCAAAAAAGGAACTTTGGAACGTTTCGAGTTTGTCATGCATTCTGTCTTCGATTTCATCTATAACACCTGCTAAAATTTCAATTAACTCCTCATCACTATCTCTGCTTTTGGCCCAACGAACCCACTCATCTTTACTTAATTTGGCAATGTATTTTGATAATCCTGCATAAAATATTGACCAGGCGGCAAAATAAAGCAATAATGAAAATGTAGTGATCTCCATTAATCCTCAGTAAGTAAAGTTTTAAGAGCAGCTAGAAAAGAGATCGCACTAATTATCTTCAATTGGTTATCGTTCATAATCCTAAACCTTTTTCTGCTTTTTCAAATGCTTTTTCTTTAGTGTAAATTTCAGAAGGTTTAGCATAAACAACACCTGGTTTAGTTAAACCACTATCTTGAGCTAATTTCAATAATGAAAGTAATGCACCTAAGTTCATCGCAAATCTAAACCCACTCCTGGTATTAGTTGCGATACTGGAAATAATATTGATAATGCTGCATCTTGTTGAGGTGTCAGTGTCACACCTTCTTCTTTTATTTTAGTTAAAAATAATTTCCATAAAAGCGGAGTTAAAGCTATTATTCCAGTTGCCCCGATTAATAGCGGAGTAGTTTCATTATCTAAAAACGTTTTAACATCTTCATGCCTTCTATGATCCTTTACTGCTCTATGCTGTAGATCTGTAACTTTCTTTAGTGTATAACCGTCGGGAATAAGTGCGTAAGGCATTATCGCCTCTTTTTACCTGCAGGTGTTTTCCTAAATGCTACAGCCATTTTTTTTAGGTTGATCTTATTGGATCTTGCATATCGAAATCTTGGTTTTTTACTGTTAGCCTTAACATATTTGTTCCAGGCTGATAGTTTACGTTTACGTCTAGGTTTGGTTAATTGTGATAACTCCCGACGTTCTGCTAAACTCATATCTCTCATACGGGGTAATTGCAAAGCCGTTCCACACTCAGGACAATACTTTGCAGGCATTAGATTACCTCTGATCCTTCTACAACTACTGTACATGCTCCAGAAAGACCTTGTGCTATAACTTTGATACCCGTATTCGGGGGTATCGTATAGTATAAGTTAGGGAATTGGGGTCCGATTCCATCATTCTCTATTAGGAACTTGCTAACATGTAGTGCTTCTTCATTACCTTGAATAGTCCAGGACAGCGCATCACCTTGAGAACATCCGCTATAATCGAAAGAGACGTTAGTAACGACACTATAGAATTTATTTGGAGAAATAAAATCTAACAAGGTTGTGCCGCCTCCAGTTAATGCTTCTAAACCACTCCAGGCAAATACATGATCACCAAAGAAGTTCAGGGTCGGCCCCGTTGAAAGTGTCATTTGTAAATGGTACCTGTAATAGTAGTTTCCATGTTACGATCTGAACCGCTAGCCTGAGATAAACTAACTTCCACTTCTGTATAAGCTGGCACAATAAGCTTAGGCGGGAAATCAAAGAACGATGCGTCTAAAGTAGCATCCCAAGTAGTGTTAATAACCTGGACCCCATTCATTTTAACCTCGAATTGGACTTGATTCTGTCCAATCTGAGCGAATGTGCCATGAATATCTATAGCTAAATCCGCAGTATAATTACCAGTAGTAAATTTATTCATTGTAGTTAAAGATCCCGAAACTGCATTTACTCCAGAGTAACCATAAGCAAAATTACCAACGATATTAAGATTTAAACCTACTGAGGCTGTGTCTTGAGGTCCATAACCAACACCTTCAGGCATTGATCTACTCGAATGTTATAGTACAGGCAGAATCTATAGTTGCTGCAGTTGTTACTGCTATTTGAATATCCAAAGTATTTCCAGAAGTTACACCTAATGCAGTCTTTTCCTGGACAACACAGTTTGCTACTCCAGTTCCACTAGATGCAGCTTGACTTATTGCAGGTCCCATAAAGGTTGCATCTCCTTCTTGGAGTGCTGTACCTGTTAGTTTGAATCCTGAACAGAAATCTGCTCCTGTTGCGACACCACTAACTCCCATTGATATAGAAGATATTTGTGATACTCCAGTTGGCACAACCAGGGAAAGCCCCGAAGATGCAAATTGATTGTTCATGCTTTGAAAACTAGTTGTTGCAGATAATGCTGCTTCTGTTCTTGTTACTACTATTGCCATGTTTATGCCCTTACTTTAATTGGTCCAAGAGAAGCTAGTACAGGTGAACCCCGTGAAAAGGATTTAACTGCAGCTTTTGCTAAAAATGCTCCGATTAATGTCTTAGTGATCGCTTGTTTATTTGATTTTGCAGACTTTGATAGCGTTGATAATCCACTATTCAAATCTCCAGCTAAAAAGGATTTCATTGCTGAACCTGCGTTCGTTTGTTCAAGCAAAGCGAGAGCAGATCCTGTTTCTATTATATTTATTCCGAATTGTCTAGGAGCTCTACGCCTAGAAGCTTTT